AAAGTTCTATAAGCCCTTTTAGTTCTAGTGGTAAAGTTTTTATTCCATCTTAGCTCAGTTGGTAGAGCAACTCCCTTGTAAGGAGAAGGTCGAGCGTTCGATTCGTTCAGGTGGAACCAAAATTTGGTTCTATAGTATATTGGTTAGTATAACGGCCTGTCACGCCGTAGGGACGAGTTCAATTCTCGTTAGGACCGCCAAATAATCCCGGTGTAGTATAGTGGTAGTACAGCAGCCTCCAAATCTGCCTGTGGGAGTTCGATTCTCTCCACCGGGGCCATATAAATAGAAAAGCTTCCGTAAGAAGTTCTTTAAAAGGAGAAGCAAGTGTTAAACAAAGAAATTAACTTGAGAGAAGTTAAGGAATTTGTAGAAAGTTGCGGTCCTGATACAAAACTTTATGTTGGTTGTGACTCTGAAAGAATTAAAATCAGAGATTTTTGGTATGCTGATTACACGATAGCAATCGTAGTGCATATTGCAGGAAAACACGGTTGCAAAATTTTCGGTCAAGTCATTAGAGAACGAGATTATGATTCTGTGAATAAGAAACCAAGAATGAGACTAATGACTGAAGTTTATAAAGTAGCAGAAATGTATTTAGATTTATCTGCAATCGTCGAGAATGATATTGAAGTTCATCTTGACATCAACCCAAATGAGATGTATAATTCCAGTATAGTGATCAATGAAGCGATTGGTTACATCAAAGGTATGTGTAATGTAGTACCGATGGTGAAACCGAAAGCTTTTGCAGCATCTTATGCTGCTGATCGTTTGAAAGGAATAGCAGCGTAGTTATTGCGGGGATGATATAGTGGCAATATCCAGGATACCTTCCTGGTACGGAGTGTTCGATTCCTCCTCCCCGCTCCATCTAATTAATCGCGGTAGTGGTGGAACGGTATACACAGCAGACTTAAAATCTGCCGCCGAAAGGCTTGAGGGTTCGAATCCCTCCTTCCGCACCAATCATAGGGCCTATAGCTCAGTTGGTCAGAGCAGTGAACTCATAATTCATTGGTCACAGGTTCAAGTCCTGTTGGGCCCACCAATTCTTGATAAGGAAATAAAATGAGTATTGATAAAGGCGTTCGTGGTATTAAACTAGTCACGGGTGAAGATCTTCTTGCAAAGACTGGTCAAACATCAGATAATCAATGGATTTTATCTAATCCAGTTCAATTGCGTATGGTACCATCGCAGATTGCAGGATCTCAACCATCTATTGGTTTTGTTCCATTTCCTTCTCTTGCAAAACAAAAAGTTGATTCTATCACTATCATTGACGGTTCACATGTGGTATACTCTTATGAACCAGACGAACAGATCACCAGTCAGTACAACTCTATCTTCGGATCTGGTATCGTCACCGCATCGAAACAAATCATCACTGGTTAATTAATGAGTTTTCACTTTTATACGAACGTACAATGTATTGGTAATAATATATTTTATCGTGGTGTTGTTGACAACAAACGTGTCAAACTAAAGATAAAATATCAGCCTTCTTTTTATGAGAAGTCTAAATCTATTACCAAATACACAAATCTAGCTGGAGAATATCTTCAGCAGATTCGATTCGACTCTATCAATGAAGCCCGAGACTACTACAAACAATTTGATGGTGTCTCGGGTAAAACCATTTATGGTAACAATCGATATGAATATGCGTTCGTTGGTGAACAACATAAGAAATCTGTCGATTGGGATAAAGATCGTATCGTAATCTGTTTTCTAGATATCGAGGTTGGTTCTGAGAATGGATTTCCTGATCCATACATTGCATCTGAACCAGTAACTGCTATTGGTATGAAATATCACAATGGCAACATGTATGTCTATGGTTGTGGTGAATATAATAATGATCGTGAAGATGTAACTTACTTTCGATGCAAAGATGAGTATTCTTTATTGAAACGTTTTCTTGAAGATTGGGTTGCCAATTATCCAGACATCATTACTGGTTGGAATACTAACTTCTTTGATACACCATATCTGATTAATCGTATTCGGAAGATTCTTGGTGAAGATCATGCAAAGAGATTGTCTCCTTGGAATATGATCTCTGAACGTGAAATCACAGTCAGAGGGCGAAAACAAACGGCATATGAACTAATCGGTATTACAGATCTAGATTATCTAGAGTTGTACAGATGGTTCTCGCCTGGTGGTAAGTCGCAAGAATCATATAAACTTGATAACATTGCTAGTGTAGAACTTGGCGAACGTAAACTATCGTATGATGAATATGATGGTCTTCATGGTCTATACAAAGAAAATCATCAAAAGTTTATTGAGTACAACATCAAAGACGTTGAACTGATTGTTCGTATGGAAGACAAGTTAAAACTTCTTGAACTTGCACTAACTCTTGCGTATGATACAAAGACAAACTATAGTGATGTGTTTGCACAGACTCGCATGTGGGATGCACTAACTTATAATCATCTTCTTGCAAAGAATGTTGTTGTGCCACCACGTGTGTTTCAGAGTAAAACTGAGGCATTCGAAGGTGCATATGTCAAAGATCCACAAGTTGGTAAACATGATTGGGTTGCATCATTTGATTTGAATTCTCTGTATCCACATTTGATTATTCAATACAATCTATCACCAGAAACACTTATTGATGCAGAAAACTATACTTCAGAAATGCGTGAAATCGTTTCACAGAGTATTACTGTAGATTCTCTTCTTCATAAAAAGATCGATCTATCTTTATTGCATAATGTAACAATCACACCAAATGGTCAATTCTTCCGTACAGACATTCAAGGTTTCTTGCCCAAGATGATGGAAGAGATGTATGAAGATCGCAAGAAGTTTAAGAAGATGATGCTTCAGGCGAAACAAGAGTATGAAGTTGAAACTGATCCAAAAAAGAAATATGATATTTCTAAACGAATTGCACGGTATGACAATCTGCAACTTGCAAAGAAACTATCGTTGAATTCTGCTTATGGTGCACTTGGTAGTCAATATTTTAGATTCTATGATCTTCGCATTGCACTTGCCGTGACTACTGCTGGTCAACTTTCAATTCGTTGGATTGAATCTAAACTGAATCAATACATGAACAAAATGTTGAATACTGCTGATGATTATGTCATTGCATCAGATACTGATTCCATTTATCTGAAGTTGGGACCTATCGTCAATAAATTCCTAAAAGAAGGAACAGAATCTCAGAAAGTTATTGAGTTTATGGATAAAGTGTGTGAAGATAAGATTCAACCTTTTATTGATAGATCATATCAAGAACTTGCTGACTATGTACATGCATATGCACAAAAGATGCAGATGAAACGTGAAGCACTTGCTGACAAAGCAATTTGGACTTCTAAGAAACGTTATATTATGCATGTGTATAATAATGAAGGTGTTCAATATGCAACACCTAAAATGAAAGTCATGGGTCTAGAGATGATTAAATCATCGACACCTGCTGCGATTCGTGATAAGATGCATCAAGCAGTTGAAATTATGATGAAAGGTAAAGAGTCTGATATTCACAAGTTTATTGAAGACTCACGTATCGATTTCAACAAGTTGCCTCCAGAAGAGATTTCTTTTCCTCGTGGTGTAAATGGAATGAAAGAATATTCTAACAAGACTACGATTTATATTAAGGGTACACCAATTCATGTCAAGGGTTCTCTACTATATAATAATTATCTAGCAGAAAAAGATCTGACCAAAAAATATCCATTAATACAAGACGGCGAGAAGATCAAGTTTACATATTTGAAATTGCCGAATCCACTTAAAGAAAGTGTTATCTCTTTTCCTGGACGATTGCCTGTTGAGTTCAATTTAGATCAGTATGTTGATTATGAAACACAATTTCAAAAATCTTTTGTCGATCCAATTAAAATAGTACTAGACTGTATGAATTGGTCAGTTGAGAGAACAATTTCCCTTTGGGACTAGGAGTAAATTATGGGTATTATGGATAAAATTAAAAAGAATAGTTCGATTAAAGATTCGGCCATTCTTTCAAAGTCAAAGTTCTTTACAGATAAGGATATGATAACTACATCTATTCCTATCATTAACGTAGCGTTAAGTGGAAGTCTAAATGGTGGATTGACTCCGGGTCTAACGATGTGGGCTGGTCCATCGAAACATTTCAAATCTGCATTCTCACTTTTCATGGCAAAATCTTATTTGGACAAATACGAAGATGCAGCACTCTTATTCTACGATTCTGAGTTTGGTACGCCGCAATCATATTTCGATTCTTTTGGTATTGATACTGATCGAGTTTTGCACACTCCTCTTACTGATATCGAACAATTAAAGTCTGATATCATGCAACAGATTTCTAACGTCGAACGTGGTGATCGATTGATTATCATCGTTGATTCTATTGGTAATCTTGCATCTAAGAAAGAAGTTGATGATGCACTTGAGGGTAAAACTGTTGCAGACATGACTCGTGCAAAAGCAGTCAAGTCATTATTCAG